TCTTGCCGCGTGAGCGGATAGACGAGGCGACACAGCGGGATGGCGTCCCTTATAACGCATACATCCAGCGCGGGATATTGCAGCCGAGCGGGGACAACTTTGTTGATTACCATGACTGTGAAGCGTGGTTTTATCAGCTGATCGAGGAGTATCAGATCTTCCCGCTCCAAGTCGGATATGACCGATATTCGGCTCAGTATCTTGTTCAAGCTATGAAAGCATACGGCTTTCAGATGGACGATGTATTCCAAGGCGAAAATCTCTGGCCGGTGTTGCAGGAGATGGAGGGGCTGATTGCAGACGGCAAGGTGCATATCGGCGACAACGATCTGCTGAAAGCGCATCTGCTGAATGCGGCGATCAAAATGTCAAACGAGCGCGGACGCGGGAAGCTGGTCAAGGTCAATCCGTCGCTGCACATTGACGGCTGTGCGGCGCTTGCCGATGCGTTTACCGTCCGTCAGAAATGGGCTGCCGAGATAGGGGAGCAGCTGAAAAACGAGGGGTGATACCAACTTGGGGCTTTTTGATTTTCTGTTCAAGAAAGCGCCGGAGCCGGTGGGCGAGTACAAAGGCGAGTGGAAAATGCTCAACGGCTACGAGCCGCATTTCACGACATTCGGCGGGAACATTTACGAGAGTGAGCTTGTGCGTGCGTCAATCGATGCGATTGCGCGGCACATCTCAAAGCTGAAGGTCGAGACACGGGGCGCGGCGCGTCCGGCATTGCAAAACAAGCTCAGACACGGGCCGAATGAGTTTCAGAACTGGTCGCAGTTTCTTTACAGACTGGCGACCATTCTTTATGTCCACAACACGGCCTTTATCGTGCCGGTGTATGACACATTCGGGGAGCCGAGCGGCGTTTTCCCGGTGCTGCCGTCGAGCTGCGAGGTCGTGCAGTACGGTGAAAAGAAAACGCCGTATCTGCGTTACCGTTTCGGCTGGGGCGATGTGGCGTCCATTGAGCTGGAATACTGCGGCATTATGACGCGTTTTCAGTATCGCTCGGATATGTTCGGCGAATCCAACAAGGCGCTGATCCCGGTTATGGATCTGATCGCAATGCAGAATCAGGGCATACAGGAGGGCGTAAAGAGCGCGGCGACATACAGATTTATGGCTCAGCTGTCCAATTTTGCGAAGGCCGAGGATCTTGCCAAAGAGCGGCAGAGATTCACAGCGGAAAATCTGAGCCGGGACGCGAAGGGCGGCGGCTTGCTCCTGTTCCCGAATACATACCAGAACATTCAGAAGATCGATGCAAAACCGTTCGTGGTTGACGCTGACCAGATGGGCGTCATTAATCGGGCGGTCTTTGACTATTTCGGCGTGAACGACGAGGTGCTTCAGAACAAGGCGTACGGCGATGCATGGGCCGCGTTCTATGAGGGCTGCATCGAGCCGTTTGCCGTGCAATTCAGCGAGGTCATGACGCGGATGCTGTTCACGTTCCGGGAACAGTCTCAGGGCAATTATGTCATGGCGACGGCAAACCGGCTTCAGTACATGACCAACGCCGACAAGCTCAATGTTTCCGCGCAGATGATGGATCGCGGAATCATGAGCATCAACGAGGTGCGCGAGATCTGGCAGCTCCCGCCGGTGGATGGCGGGGATGCCCGCATCGTGCGCGGCGAGTATTACAACGCAGACAAAAAAATCCAAGGAGGGAATAACGATGATCCCGAAAACAATTCAACAGAAACTTGACGAGGGCCGCAGTTATCGCGCCGTCGCGGAGATCGAGATCCGCGCCGCCGGTGAAAACGAAGAAGAAAGCATGACCGTCGAGGGCTATGCGACCACGTTTAACGATCCTTATGTGTTGTGGGAGGAGGACGGCTACATCGTCAAAGAACAGGTCGATGCCCGCGCTTTCGACAGCGCGGATATGTCCGATGTGATTATGCAGTACGACCACGAAGGGCGCGTATTTGCCCGGACAAGCAACGGCACGTTGACGCTTGCCGCTGATGATCACGGCATGAAGATCGTCGCAGATCTCGGCGGCACGGAGCTGGGCCGTCAGCTTTATGAAGAGATCAAGGGCGGCTACACGAACAAGATGTCCTTCGGCTTTACGGTCGATGAGGATAAACGCGAAATCACCGAAAACAAAGAAACAGGGGAGACCACGATACTGCGGACGATCACGGCAATCCGGAAGCTGTACGATGTTTCTGCGGTAAGTCTCCCGGCAAACAACGCAACGGAGATCTCGGCCCGTGCCTACTGCGAGGGAGTTATCGCAGAGGCAGCGGAGGAGCGCCGCGCAGCAGCCGAGCGGGAGATCCGCAAGCGCAAGATCAAATTGCTTATGGAGGTTTGACATGGAAGTCAAAGACATGACCGTTGAACAGCTGGAAGCCCGCAAGGCCGAGCTGGCGGGTCTGCTTGATGCAGATGACGCCGATCTCGATGCCATTGAGGCCGAGGTTCGTTTGATCAAGGAAGAGCTGGAGGCGCGTAAGGCCGCCGAAGTCCAGCGCGAGGAAATCAGAAAGACCGTGGCCGCCGGCGCGGGCGCGGTTACCGAAAACTTTGAGGAGGAACACAGAATGACCAACGAAGAAATCCGCAACAGCGCGGCGTATATCGACGCCTATGCTGACTATATCAAGACCGGCAATGACCGCGAGTGCCGCACGCTGCTGACCGAGAATGTCAGCGGCGCTCTGCCCGTTCCCTCTTTTATCGAGGGCATCATTCAGACCGCATGGGAAAAGGACGAGATCCTGTCCCGTGTCCGCAAGGTCAACATTCGCGGCAATCTCAAGGTTGCCTTTGAGCTGTCTGCCGACGGCGCTTATGTCCATACCGAGGGCACGACCGCTGTCACCGAGGAATCCCTGACCTTCGGCGTCGTGACCATGGTTCCCGCCATGATCAAGAAGTGGATTCGCATTTCCGACGAGGCCGTTGCGCTCGGCGGCGAGGCGTTCCTCCGCTATATCTATGACGAGCTGAGCTATCAGATCATCAAGAAGCTCTCTGCTCTGGTCATTGCCGACATCGTTGGCAGCCCGACCAGCTCCGACAGCGACGAGGTTGGCGTTCCCGCCGTCTCTGCCGCGCCCAGCGTGACCGCGATCCCGACCGCCGCCGCCTATCTGAGCGACGAGGCCCGCAATGTCGTGGTCATCATGAACAGGCTGACCGATGTGGCGTTCCTTGCCGCTCAGGCCGCCGGCAATTTCTCCATTGATCCCTTTGCGGGTCTGCCGCGCATTTACACCTCTGCTTTGCCGGCCTACGCGACCGCGACCGAGGGCACGGGCGTGTATGCCATCGTCGGCGATCTGTCCGGCTGCACCGTCAATTTCCCGGAGGGCGAGGGCGTGATCATCAAGTGGGACGATCTGTCCGAGGCCGAGGCCGATCTGGTCAAGGTCGTGGGCCGCGTCTACGCCGCGCACGATGTCACCGGGCCGGGCAAGCTGACCAAGCTGCTCAAGCCCGCCGCTGCTACGACCTGATGAAACTGCTGCTGGTACAGGCAGCGCGAATCAATCACAAAGCGGGGGAAATCGTTGAGGTTTCCCCCGCTCAAGCTGAATTTCTGCTCTCCGTAGGCGCTGCCGTCGTGTCTGAAACGGAAGGCAGAGAGATGGCGGCTCCGAAACGGGAGACGCGGAAAGGCGCGAAAAAATGAAACTGCTGATAGCGATCCCCTGCATGGACACCGTGCCGGTTGCCTTCATGGAGAGCCTTGTTAATCTGGCAAGGCGGCTCGACCGCGACAAAGTGTGCTATGAGATCGGCATCGAGAGTGGGACATTGATCTATATGGCCCGCGACAGGCTTGCATCGAAGGCCGTCAACAACGGCTTTACGCACGTTCTGTGGCTCGACAGCGACATGGTGTTCAGCGATGCGATTGTCGAGGATTTGAAATTTTGCGGCAAGGGCTTTGTGTCAGGGATCGCGCACGGCAGACGATCACCGTTTATTTCGTGCCTGTTCAAATCGCTCGACCTGTCCGCGCTGGAGCGGTGGAAGTATGAGGATTATCCGTCGGACACGTTCAAGGTCGCCGGCTGCGGCATGGCCTGTGTGCTGATGGAAACGAAGATCCTCAACGATGTTTTTTTGAAATTCAACACCTGTTTCATGCCGTTGCTTTCCTACGGCGAGGATCTGAGCTTTTGCAAGAGGGCCGCATCGCTCGGCTATGAGATTTGGGCCGAGCCGACTGTCCGGCTGGGACACGTTGGCCATCTGACAATCTGGCCGGAGGACGCGGAGAGGTACAAAAATGAAATCCATTAAGGTGCTGATAACCGCGCCGCTGAAACAGGACAGGCGAATCTTCAAAGAGTTTCAAAACGCGCTTGACCGGTTGGAAGTGCCGGACGGCGTGAGCGTCGACAGTTTTTTCGTTGTCAATGACTGCGACAAGATCATTCCCGATATTCGCGGTGATTACATCGTGGTCAACACGGGCGACGAATACATCAAGACGGTCAACGATCACGTTTGGACAAACGCGAATCTTTCCAAGATGCCGGGGCTGCGTAACCGCACGATCAAGCGGATGCTTGACGGCGGCTATGACTACTGGTGGAGCGTTGACACCGATCTGATCATTCATCCGAAAACGCTGCGTGTGCTGTTGGCCGCTGATAAAGACATTGTGTCAGAAGTGTTCTGGACACAGGCGGCGAACGGGCATTGGTGGTGTAATGCGTGGATGTACGACCAAGCCGACGCGGCGGGGCAGCTGGACACATGGCGAAAGCCGGGTCTGTATCAGGTCGGCATGACCGGCGCTTGCACGCTTGTCAAACGGCGCGTGTTTGAGGCGGGCGTGAATTACTCCGCGATTCCGAACATCCGGCGCGTGCTGTGGGGAGAAGATCGCTGGTTTTGCATCCGCGCCGCGTGTGCCGGCTTCGATTTCTGGCTCGACACGCATTTCCCGGCTGAACATCTTTTTACCGAAGGGCTTTATCAAGAGTACATGAGGAGGCGCGACAAAAATGCCTGGCACGACACCGACGCTTTTGCAAAAAGTGAAAATCGCGCTGCGGATCACCGTTGACGCATACGACACCGATCTCAACGGCCTTATCAACGCGGCAAAGCTGGATCTCGGCATTGCCGGGGTGACGCTTCCCGCGACGCTCGACGCAATCTGTGAGCGGGCGATCATCACATATTGCAAGGTGCATTTTTCCGCGCTGACGGATGGGGAGTTTTCCCGGATCAAGGCGGCATACGATGAGCAGAAGGCCCAGCTTATGACGGCGACCGGCTACACGACGTGGGGTGATTCCGCATGATGCGCTCCGATGTAATCACGCTGATCAGCGAGACGCCGGCGGCACACGGGATCTTTGATACAAAGACGGAGCCGGAGCGGGCTGTGTTTTGCGAAGTGAAATCAGTCGGTTACCGTGAGTATTTCGAGGCGCTTGCACAGTCGCTCCATCCGTCTTTTGTTTTCGTTTTGCGTGACTACGCAGAATATCAGGGTGAAAAGATCTGCGTGTATCACGATGTGCGCTATCGGATCATCCGAACGTATGTCACGCCGCAGCAGACGATTGAGCTGACTGTCGAGGAGGCGACCGTGGACGCCACGCCGCCGAGCGAGGAGGTGGCCACGACATGAACGAGCTTGAAACCGCGCTGACCGCGACGGGGCTGCAATTCGCGCATTTCGGGTGGTCTAAAGCTCCCGCCGGTGATTACGGCGTGTATGCCGAGGACGGCGCGAATGATCTGATCGCCGGGAACGCGCACACGGAGCGCATCATCGAGGGCACGGTCGATTATTTCACGCGGGACGCAGATCTCGCGGCGAAAGCGTTGATCGAGGCCGCTCTGAACGGGTGCGGGGCCGCGTGGTATCTCAACTCTGTGCAGTTTGAGGACAACACGGGTTTCATCCATCTGGAGTGGGTTTTTCAGGTGATGGGCTGATGGCAAAGATAAAAATGGATGGGCTGGACGACTACATCAAACAGCTTACAGAGCTGGGGGAGAGCGTTGAAGGCTCCATCAAACGCGCAGTCTATCCCGCTGCCGGTATGGTGATTGAGGCTATCAAGGCTAACACGCCATCAGAAGAAGGCGTAACGAACGGTCTGCGCGATTCTGCCGCGCTTGTCACATTCCGAAACGACAGCGGTTATATCTACACCGAGGTTGTTTTTGAGGGATATGACAGTCGAGGCCATCCGAATCCGCTCAAGGCCCGCGTCCTTGAATCCGGAAGCTCCACGCGGCAAAAACATCCTTTTATCCGACCGGCGGTTAATCGCGTCAAGGCACAGGCCGAGGCGCTGATTGCCGCCGAATTCAATAAAATCTGCGAAGAAAAAATGAACAACCAATAAGGAGGAAACACAAATGGCTGGAATTGGCCTTTATGGCGTGTATTACGCCAAGGCAAGCATTTCCGATGGCGCTCTGACCGGCTACACCGGCGGGATCAAGACCATGGGGAAAGCCATCTCTGCGTCGTTTGAGCCGGCGGCGGCGAACGAGAATCCGCTGTATGCGAATAACGGCATTGCGGAGAAAGACGCAGCTGGCGGCGGCGGCGGTACGCTGACGCTCACGCTCGACCGTCTGACCGAGGACGCCTATGCGGATCTGTACGGGCTCACGGTGAAAGCCGCGACCGTGCTGACCAGCGTCGGCGGCTCCGGCTTCGACTACGGCGGGGACGAGATCGGCAACGATGTCGGCGTCGCGTTTGTCAAGTGGAATCAGGAGAACAATAGCCGCGCTGTGTATCAGGCGGTTATCTTCTCCCGTGTCCTGTTCAATGCTCCGTCTGACAGCTATCAGACGCTCGGCGAGAGCGTTGAATGGCAGACGCCGGAGTTTTCCGGCACGGTCAGCGGCGGCGCCGCGACCGGCTCTCTGCCGTGGAAGAAAGCCTACACGTTCCCGACGCAGGAGGCTTGCATCGCGTTCATCACGAACTATTTCAGCGCGTGATAGAAAGCGAGGGACAATGTGAAGCTGAGTTATATGCAGCTCGGCGATGGGGAGAAGCGGCCAGTCTGCTTCTCCCTTTCCGCTATCGAGGACATTCAAGACGCTTTCGGCGATCTGGACGGAATGCGCGACGGCATCAAGTCCGGCAGCGTCAAGGCGATCAACACGGTGCTGGAGATCATTCTCCGCGCCGGCGCGGCGTATTGTCGCGGCATGGGAATCGAGTGCCCGCCTCCGCTCAAATGTCGGCCCGCTGATCTGATCGACGCGACTGATACATCTATCGTGTCGCAGATCTTCGACGCGATGATCAACGATTCTGAGCGTGAGGTCGAAACACAGGGAAAAAACTGATACGCCACGCCGGGGGGAAGATCCCTGCGGCGTGGGTGTATTTTCACGCTGCCCGCGCCGGCCTGACGCGACAGGAAACCATGTATCTGCCGTTTGGGCGGGTGCTTGACCAGATCGCCGTATGGATGATCGAGGAGAAGGGCGCGAAACAGAGCGTGGCGCGGGATGTTTTTGACATTTAAGGTGGTGAGACCATGGCAAGCGGCGGCAATATCGGCCCGAAAATCGGCATAGAGGGCGAGGCTCAATTCAAGCGGGAGATCGCGCAGATCAATACCTCGTTGAAAACGATGGGCACGGAGATGGACAAAGTTACATCCGCTTTCATCGGCAACGAGAAAAGCATGGACGCGCTGACCTCAAAAAACGAAGTCCTTCAAAAGAAGATGGACGAGCTGAACAAAAAAGCCGATGCTCAGCGAGCGCGGTTGTCCGAGCTTGATTCTCAGGGCGTTGATCCTACATCCGCAAGCTATCAAAAGCTGGTACAGGATCTCAACAAAACCGAAACCGAAATGAATAAAACCGAGGCCGAAATCAAGAGGAATACCTCGGAGATGGACAACCTCGGAAACGAGACCGAACAGACGGCACAATCGCTTGACAAGGGCGGTGACGCGGCCAAGCGCATGGGGGACAACCTCAAGGCCAACCTGTTGTCTGAGGCCATTGTGGCGGGCGTGAAGGCGCTTGCCGACGGGATCAAAAAGCTGGGCAGCGCGATTCTCGATGCGGCTGACAAGGCTGACGAGCTGAACACGCTGAGCGTCAAGACGGGTATTGCGGTCGAAGATCTCCAGAAGTTTCAATATGCATCCGGCACGATCGATGTTTCTGTGGAAACGCTTGCCGGATCTATGTCGAAACTGACAAAGAATATGTCGTCTGCGGCGTCTGGATCGGGTGCGGCGGCTGACGCGTTCAAAAAGCTCGGCGTTGAAGTCACAAACAGCGACGGGTCTTTTAGAGACAGAAACGAAGTCTTTAATGAGACGATTGCCGCGTTAGGGCAGATTTCGGACGAAACCGAGAGAGACGCCACGGCAATGGCGATTTTCGGCAAATCCGCTCAAGAGCTGAATCCGCTTATTAAGGGCGGCGCGGAGGCGTTGCAAGAGCTTGGCGATTATGCGGAAGAATCCGGCTTGATTTTGTCCGGCGAGGCGCTTGAAAGCTTGTCACAGCTTAGCGATTCTTTTGACATTCTGAAACAGACTGTCTCGCTTGCCGGGCAGCAGTTTCTTTCTCAGTTTGCGGGGCCGCTTACTGAGGCAATCGATACCGTTACCAGATATGTAACGCGCCTTGTTGAAGCATTCAAAGAGGGCGGCATTGAAGGGCTTGCAAGTGAAGTCGGAGAAGTTGCGACGCAGATTGCAAACTCTTTGACGAAAGCCCTCCCTCAGATCGTTGAATTTGGCACAAAGGTCATTATCAGCATCGTCGAGGGTATTGTGTCCATGCTTCCGGATGTTGTAGAAAGCGCAATCACGATTGTGACGACGCTTGCCGAATCTATTGCGGAAGCGTTGCCGGAGCTGATCCCGGTCGCGGTACAGGCGATTCTTGAGCTGGTCGACACGCTCACAAATCCCGACAGCATCAGCAATCTCGTGGATGCGGCTATTGCGATCACAATCGCCCTTGCAAACGGGCTGATCGAGGCTCTGCCGCAGCTAATCGCAAAAGCGCCGGAGATCATCGCAAACCTCGTGAGCGCGATCATTGAGAATGTCCCGAAACTGCTAGAAGCGGCGGTGGAGATCATCGGGATGCTTGCAAAGGGCATCATCGAGAATCTGGCAAAGATCGGCGAGGCCGCAGGTGAAATTATCGTGACCATAGCGCAGGGCGTTATCGATCTTGTTTCCGACCTTTGGGAAACCGGTAAAAGCATCGTTGAAGGCATCTGGCAGGGCATCAGCAACACGGCCAACTGGCTGTGGGAACAGGTCAAGGGCTTTTTCGGAGGCCTACTCGACAAAATCACGGAATTTCTCGGCATTCATTCGCCTTCGACCGTATTTGCGAATCTAGTCGGTAAAAACATGGCCCTCGGCATCGGCGTCGGCTTCGACAAGACGATGGACAAGGTGGCCAATGACATGATGGCCGCGATCCCGACGCCGGAGATCGGCGTCAACGCTGCGGGTCTTGTGTCTGAGTCTGGCACATTCGGCGGCGCGGAAGGCGGCGTGCTGGAGATCGTCGTGCCGGTCACGTTGGACGGCGTGGAATGCGGGCGCGGCCTGTATCGCTACATTCTCGGCGAGGGCAACAGGCTTGGCCCGGCTATGGTCATGTGAGGAGGTGCGGCAGATGACGAAAATGCCTCTCAGCATCAACGGCGTGGACTTCTCCTATCTCACGGAGCGCCTCGGCTATTTCATCATTTACGAGGATGTTAAAGGCGGCAACAGTATGACAATGGCCAACGGAGACGAACATCCTGACGGGATCGGTCGGCGTCCAATCCCAGCATGGCGGCTTGACAGCCTGACCATGACGGAACTGTCTGCGCTGCATCAGGCGTGTAATGCCGCGTGGTCTGTCGCCGTGACTTATTACGACACGGCATCCCACAGCGTTAAAAGCGGTTTTGCGCATTGTACGATCAGTCAACAGGAGGTCGGTGTGATCCGCGACGGCGGTTATTACCGTTTCCGCGCTCCGACGCTCTCCATGCGGCTCCGGTCTGTCATCTGAGGTGACGCCATGTCTTACGCTCTTGAGAACAAATACTTCATCAAGCCCCGCGGGTCGAGCTGGGACGAAAACCCGCTGTATGAGTTTGACAATTCGCAGATCGTGCTCAATTCGCCGAAGGGCGTCTTCAGCTCCGACATCATCGGCAACGAGCTGGCCGTCGATCAGTTTTCTTTCACCGTGCGCTATGACGCCACCGGGCGGCAGCTCTATATTTTCAACAACGATCCGAAGCTTGCTTACATCTTCTCCGGCTATGTGCCGGGGTCGTTTGAATCGCTTGTTGGAAGAAGCACGGGGTGGCGTGCTTATTTAGACAGCAACAAAGTCAACGTCAGCGGCAATACCGTTGTTTTCGAAGCAAGTCGTGCGGTGACTCTTATTATGCCCGGATACCCCGTACATAGTGATGTGGTGAGAATCGGAATAGAGGTTCTGGAACTTTCAGACTATGTTTACATTGATAGTTATGGTTCAATGTTAGTGCCGTCTTACGCGACTTGTACGATTCTCAGCGAAACCGGGCTATTTGAAGTGCAACGCGAATTGTTCATCCACGGCGCAAAAGCAACAACAACTGGAAGGGATATTTTGACATTTAAGAATCTTGATAATGGATATAGAGAAATTCATTTCAAGACTTATATTAACGAACGCAACGCCCAACCTACAAACAGGACTGCTACAATTCGTATCACGGGAATTGAGTTCAACGGGAAAATGCTTTACGGGTCGCTTTATGGCAATGTGGAAGAAGCAGACCCACCGCCGCAGGTCTACCTGTTCCGCCCAAAATATGACGCTTCCCGTTTCCTTGCCGATCTCAAATTCGGCGATCCGGTTTACTGGGCCGTCGGGGAAAATGTCTTCGCGAAGGGCTACATCAAGGAGATCGAGCGCACAGGCCGCTATGCGTGGAAAGTGACCTGCGTCAGCGGCGTCGGGCTTCTCGATCAGAAGGTCAGCGTCGGCGGCATCTACACCGGGCAGCCGTTCTCCACGGTTTTCGCTGAGATCGTCGGCGACACGATCACCTACGCCATCGACGCAGACGTCGCAGCCGTGAAGATATTCGGCTGGCTCCCCTATGAAGGCTCCGCGCGAAACAATCTTCACCGGCTCCTGTTCGCCACCGGCGCGGCGCTGGTCCGGCATAACGTCAGCTCGGACGGCAACGACCTTGACTATGACGTCAAATTCCCGGGCAAGGTGATCCGCGTCGTGCCGAGCGATCACGTTGCGCTTTCCGGCAGCGTGAAGCTGAACATCCCGGCCGACGGCGTGGAGGTCACCGAGCACGCGTGGTCGGCGCTCCAGAGCGACGAGGAAGTGCAGCTCTACGACAACACGCTGCCGGAGATCGCCGAGGCCGATCACCTGACAGTCACATTTTCCGAGCCGATGCACGACCTGAACGCGGGCGGCTTCACGATTCACGAGAGCGGCGTCAATTACGCGATCATCAGCGGCACGGGCATTCTGACCGGCAAAAAGTACACGCACACGGAGACGGTTTATCCGCTCGGCAATCCTCTCGGCACGATCGTCAAGCGGATCGTCAGCAACGGCCTCATCACGTTCGCCAATTCGCTGAACGTCGCGCGGCGCGTCCTGAACTATTTCCAGAGCGCGAAAGCCGTCAAGGCGAAGCTGATGCTCGACGACGCAAACGGCGCTCAGAGCGTCGAAAAGCCGGGCGAAACGCTTCAAATGACCGACGCTTGGGGCGAGTCGATCAGCGCCTATATGTCCAAGCAGGAGGTCGGCGTCACCAGCATCTTCGGCGCGTCCGTGGAGCTGGTGGACGGCTACACGCCGACGGGGGGCGGAAACAATTATCAGCGGTATAAGTTCTTCAAGCGGAACACGGCAGTAAAAACGTTCACCGTCACCGCCGGGATCTCCACGGTCCGCGCCGTACTCCTTCAGGCCGGGGCAGGCGGGCAGGGCGGCGAGGACGGACACGACGGCTGGGGCGGCTATCCTCCGAGCTTTGGCGATCCCGAAGACGGGCAGATGATGGGAGTTGGAGCCGTCGCCGATCCGCCATATTATCCCGTCCCGTCCGATCACGGCATTCTGGAAGTTCATTCCTACATCTACGGCGAAGGCCGGCAGTACGCTTTTGACGGCGGCAGGGCCGGAGAACCGGGCGCGAACGGCAAGATCCTCGTGATCACCAAAGACGTCGAGGAAGGCGACGTGATCACATTCACGCAGATCGGCGTCGGCGGCACGGGCGGCTCCGCGCGAGCAAACGGCGCTTCCGGCGGGCTGGGAGCTGCAGGGACGCACACGACCGTCAAATGCGAGCGCAACGGCGTCGAGATCTGGTCGGCGTCCTCCGAGGACGGCGCGGCTGTCCCGAGCGGCTTTCTGGAGGCGTTCACGAATCAGGTGTTCGGGCTTCCGGGCGAGGCCGGCCACGACGGCGGCAAGGGCGGCACGTCCGATGCGCACGATCTGAAATTCGCCAACACAGGCGCAAGAGGCAACAGCGGCGGCGACGTCGGCAGCTGGAGCGCGGGCGCTCCCGGCAGGGGCGTGGTGGTGGACGCCGGCTTCGGCTTCCATCAGGGCACGAACAACACCGCGTCCGGCGGCGGCTCCGGCGGGGCCGCGTGGGGCGCGAACGGCGGACCGGGGAAAAACGCCACGTACGAAAAATACCGAAATGATGACGAGACATGGGTCTACAACGTGACCACCGGCACGGGCGGCGACGGCGCGGATGCTGTCGCGCCGGAAAAGCCCACCTATGGGCAGGGCGGCACGGGTGGAAACGGCGGCGGCTCCGGCGGCAACAACGGCGGCGGCGTCGTGAACTGGATGAACGCGTCCGGCGGCGGCGTGCGCGGCGCTTCGCTGTTCATTGGAGTGCGAGATGCTTACCATCTAAGCACCGTGTTCAACGGCGGCAAGGGCGGCAAAGGCTCCAAGGGCGGCACAGGCGGCGACGGCCTCGGAATC